GTACAGCAATTTCTGCTATCAGACTGTACCGATCTGGTATTTCTGGATGCGGACGTATTTTGGGATGTTGAATCACTAATTGCATTATGCAAAGCTGATGCAGATTTAGTGGGCGGTATTTATCCCTATCGACGGGAAGGCCAGAATGAAAAAATGCCGGTTATCTTAATGCCTGGCGCGCAAAAGGATGAAAACGGGCTGATTGAGGCGCTTGGGCTACCTACCGGCTTTATGAAAATCCGCCGCCATGTTATCGAAACCCTGTGCGAAACTGCCGATCATTTCCATAATCGGGCCGAAACCCGGTCACAAGTGCCGATCCTATTTGAGCGCACCTATGAAGATGGGGGCCGCCTGGGTGGAGATATTGCATTTTGCAAGAAATGGGCGGAAAAGGGCGGGAAACTCCATGCTATGGCCGATTTGCGCCTTGGGCATACTGGATCAATTACCCTGTATGATAGCCTGTCTGCCGCCATGCGCCGCCAGGAGAAAGGAACGCTGCGCTACATGGCCGATTGCGTGAAGGCCAATGACTTCAACCCCCACTTATTCACCGAGGTCAGGAAGGCTGAGGGGAACCCCTACAGCGCCTTGGAGGATGTTTTAATGATGTGCGCGCTATTGGGCCATAAGGCCGATGGGCCGATTCTGGAGGCCGGCTCTGGTATTACCTCGATAGTATTAGCCGCATCCACCGATCAGCAGGTCTACTGCCTGGAGCATGATGATTATTGGGCGAAGAAAGTGGCAGTAATGGCCGATGAGGCCAATGTTAATAATTTGACTATCGTGCGCTGTGAAATCGAGAATGGCTGGTATAAATTACCTGAAAATCTGCCGAAATCCTTTGCCCTTGGGCTGAATGATGGCCCGCCAAGAATATTAGGATCACGCATGGGATTTTTTAAGCATTTTGGCGAGATTGAGACTATCATTGTGGATGATGCGGACGATCCAGGCTATGGGGATGCCTTGAAAACCTGGGCGGGCGATCACCACCGCCGTATTGATTTTATTGAACGCTCTGCACTTATCAGGGGAAGCCTATGATTATTTATCAAATCCATGAAAAGCATGGCCGGCACATGGCCGGCAGCCATACCGAAGCCGAAGCCAATGAGGCACATGGCTGGAAAACCGTCACAGAGGCGGAATTTTATGGCGAAAGTACGCCAAAAGTAGTAGAACAGGAGGAAGATAATGAAGGCGAAGAAACCCATGAAGCCGAAAAAGAAACCGGAGAAGAAGTGTTAGAAGAAATCCCGCGCGCGGTACTGGAAGAATTGTATGAAGCCAGGTATGGCGAAAAACCTCATCACCGCATGAAAGACGCGACTATTAAAGCAAAATTGGAAACTGAGCAATGACACTTGAAGCCGGTACGCTGCCCACTATCACCGCGCAGGATATGATTAAGCGCGCTTATCAGATCCTGGGTGATTTAGGGATAGGTGAGGCGCTAACCGCCGATCAGCTTGCAACAGGGCTGAATGCGCTAAATGGCATGCTTAGCCTTTTCTCAATTGAAAAGCTGATGATCTATGAAATTGCGCAAACGGCTCATACCTGGCCATCAGCGACCGCCAGCCGGACCATTGGCGCCAGTGGTGATTTTAATACCCGCCGGCCTGACCGGATTGAAAATGGCTCTTATTTCAAAGATTCAGCCGGGATCAGTTACCCGGTAGAAATTGTGCAAAATCGAGAGGTCTATGACAGGATTGAAGATAAGACGGTACAAGCCGCCTACCCTGAAATCCTGATGTATGATCCATCTTATCCATTGGGAACGCTTTACGTTTATCCTGTGCCTAATCAGGCACTGACGTTCTATATTAACCAATGGAACCCGCTGCAAATCTTTGAAACAGCTACCGAGCAGGTAGCCTTGCCGCCTGGCTATCGGGTTATGATCGAAAACAATCTGGCTATTCACCTGGAAAGTGAAACCGGCCTGGTTTGCCCGCCGCGAGCCGCGCAAATTGCCGCTACCAGCAAGGCCGCCATCAAGCGGCAAAATAACAAGCCGATTATTTCCGAAACTGAAACCGCCTATGTACTGCATGGCCGTGGGCGCTCTGACATTTACACCGGCCAATGATTATCGAGGCGCCATTATTTGGGTTAGGATTGCAGGGTAAAAGCCCGAATATCACGGCCAATACCCTGATTAACGCCTATTATGAATTTCACCAGCAGGACAAAGACCGCACCGCTGTTTCTATTCATGGTACACCTGGCCTGACTGAATTTATCGATAATGGGGCTACACCGTGGCGAGGGCTGCATGTTTTTCCGGGTACTGAACTTATTTATGGCGTGCATCGGGATACGTTTTATTCCGTCAATAATGCCGGGATAATCACTTCTATTGGTACATTAACAACTTCTAATGGTCGCGTAGATATTTGCGATGATGGTACTTATATCGTCATAGTGGATGGATCTGAGATTTACACCTATAACACTAGTACAGATACCTTTGCCACAGGATCTGATGCAGATCGGCCCATTTCACCCAATACCTGCATCTTCCAGGGCGCGCGCATTCTGACCGATGAGAATGGTACAGGCCAATTCAAAGGCGGCGGGAACTATGATCCTACCGCTTGGAGCGCCACGGATTACGCTACCGCCGAATCCAATCCCGATAATCTGAAGCGAATTGTGAATTATCGCGGAACCGTTGTCCTGTTTGGCGATTACACAACGGAATTTTGGCAAAATACAGGCGGATCAGGTTTTCCTTATTCGCGTATTTTGGGCGCCGATGTGGAATATGGGCTAGCTGCAAGATGGTCGGTAGGCCGATTTGCTGGCACCTATGCCTTTTTGGCTAAAAACCGGGAAGGGCAAGTCTTTGTAGCTGCCTTGAATGGCTATAATCCGCCGCAAAAAATATCAAATCCTGAACTGGATCACCTGATTAATAATTATTCTACTGTTTTGGATGCCTCTGGCTTTGGTTATATGTTAGGTGGCCATCCTATGTATCAGCTTAATTTCCCCACCGCTAACAAGTCCTGGCTTTATGATGGATCAACCCAGTACTGGTCTGAATTGCGCTATGGCGCCAATAACCGCCATCGAGCCGAAATGGCCGTTGATTTTGTAAATCAGACGATTGTGGCCGATCATGAGAATGGAAAGCTATACAAGCTGCAGGAAGGCGTTTATACCGATAACGGGGTAGAAATTCATACTATTTGTCGAGGCCGGCATATTTTCAAGGATAAGAAGAAAGTACGATTTTCTCGCCTTGAATTGGGATTAGAGGCCGGGGTAGGTGACGATGATGATCCGGTAGCCGGTCTGCGTGTTTCCAAAGATGGCGGGCATTCTTATGGTACTCAGAGTTTTGCGCCAATGGGAAATACGGGCGAATATACCCGCCGCTGCATTTTCCGAAAATTGGGATCTGGCCGGGATATTGTGCCGGAAGTCACTATAACCGATAACGTTAAACGGGTTTTGACGGATGCCACGCTATTTATTGATGAGGGTTATCATTAATGCTTGCCACGCCCATTCAGCGCCCATTTATGGATGAAAATGGCAATGATAAAGCCTGGCAGGATTTTCTGGCTGAATTAGCCAAGCAGGCCAAATATAAAGGCGAATTTACCACGGCAAACAGGCCCACAAATAGCCTGCTTGATGGTGATTGGATGATGGATACAACGATTGGGAAGCCTATCTGGTATTATTCTGGTGGATGGATAGACGCCACAGGCGCCAGCGTTTAAACTATTAAAAATACTGTCGGGAGACAGCAAATGACGCAAATTCAGCACGTTTCCGAAAAGGAAATGACACGCCGCACAGGGTTTCATAATGCCTTAGGTTATACTTTCCCCAGAAAAGACTTAATCCTTTTGCGTAAAGGACTGACAGGCAAGCGCAAGCGCGAAGTACTGAATCATGAATCCGCGCATCTAAAAAATAACGAGGAAGGCCCGTTTCTCGATCCAGGAACATCTGCTTTAATCGGAGGAGGTCTTTCGCTTGCTGGCGGAATGATTGGTTCAAGCGGAGCCGATAAAGCCAGGCAGCAGCAATGGGAAATGTTCCAGCAAACTCAGCGTCAGCTTGCGCCCTATCGTAAATTTGGGGGAGAAGAATTAGCCAGCCTGAAAAATTGGCTTGCAGGCCCGACGGGCGCCTTTCAGCCGATTTCTACTGAAGATGTTCTTGCTTCGCCTGAGTATCAAACCGCCATGACTTCCATGCAGAACCAGATGGCGGCCATGGGTGGCTTGCAATCTGGTAATGCTTTGCGCCGTGTGCTTCAGGAAGTCGCGCCAACGGGTGTATCAGCCCTGCAAAATAAACGCTATCAGGAACTGGCCCAACGGCTTGGCTTGGTTAATGTCGGCCAATCTGCCGCTGCGGGAAGTGCCGGTATTACTGCAAGCATGGCACCAGGTATGGCCGCCGCTGCTGCGGCACCATATCAAGCCTGGCAGGGGGCGCTAGGTGATGTTTCCGGCTTCCTGGGGCAATATGCCGGGCAGCGACAATGGCAGGATTTTATTGATCAATATAAAAATCCTGGCATAAATCCTTATGCGTCACCATAAAGGCTAGATCATGGCAGGTATCTATGAAAAATATTCAGCAGGCGTCCAGGCCGGGGATGTGCTTGGCAGAAACGCCCTTGCCCGGCAACAGATGCTTGAGGAAGTGCAGCGCCAGAGCCAGATGCGTAATATCCTGTCTCAAGCCTTTCGGCCTGAAGTGCCGGGTGTTGCTGCCATGCCTGAATCTGCCGCTATGGGGCCGCTGCAGCCTGGTGCTGAAGCATTGCCCGCTTATCCCGCACAGGCTGCTATACCTGCCAAAGCCGCTGGTGGCGGTATGGCTGAAGCCTTACCTGAAATGTACCGACAGGGTTTAGGGCCGGAGGCTCTAAAACTGGAAGAATTACGCCGCAAGTCAATGGGCGGAATTGGCACCTATAACCCGCGAGATTATACGCCTGAATCCTGGGCTGAATTTCTGAAAACGTCCGATCCTGGCGTATTGCAACGCTATACAGAAAAGACTATCACAATGGGCGGCATTCAATATGAGTTGATTCCAGGTCGCGGTTATGTGCCTTTAACAACTTTGCAGGCCGAAGCAGAGGCGCAAGCCAAGCTAGGTGAGGCAAAAGCTGGCGCCGCTGTAACAGGGAGAGTGGGCGGCGAAGCTGAGGCATTATTGTCTGATTTGGAAGCCAATTTGCCGAGATTAACTGAGGTAACAAGTCAATTAAGTGAATTAGGTAAAAAGGCTGCCTATACAATACCAGGCCGCAGCTTGGACGAAACCATGCGATTTTTTGGATTAGATCCAAGAGAGGCGGCCGTTGCCCGGCGTGAATATATCGCCAAGGTTGATAATGAAATTCTGCCATTATTGCGGCAAACATTTGGCGCCGCATTTACTCAAAAGGAAGGAGAATCATTAAAAGCCACATTGGGCGATATTAACGCCTCCCCAAAGGAAAAAGATGCAATTTTACGGTCATTTATTGATTCAAAAAGAGCACAGATTGAAACATTGCGCCGCCGTACAGGTAAAGAGGCTCCACGTGGAGCAAAACCTCAAGTAACTTATAAGAAAGGCCAGATTATTACTAATAAACATGGCGTTAAGGCAATGGTAACGGACTTTGATGCCAACGGCGATCCAGTCCTGAAGATAGTGAAATGAATCTTGCTGAATTTGAACAATTAGGCGCTCCCGCACAAGAGGCGACATTATCTGAATTTGAACAGATGGGCGCGCCTGCAGAAATGCCGCCTGCCGTTGCCCCTGTTGGCATTCCAGAAATGGTGACAGAACCCACTTTAATGGAAAAATTCACTCGCGCCGGGCTTCAGGTGCCGCGTTTGTTTGCTCAGGTTATGGGTGGCGCGCCAGTTAAAGCCATGCTGGAGCCTGGAAAGCTGGAAGCGGAAACCGCCGCATTAACGGGAATGGCGATAGAGCCAGCCGCCGGATTGGCTGGATTGGCTGCTATGCCTGTTGTTGGGCCAGAAAAAGCGGGCGAAATAATCTCAGGAATCCGTGAAGCCCGCACCTATCAGCCGCGTACTGAAGCTGGCCAGGCCGCATTGCAGCAGGCCGCAGAAAGCCCCGTATTGCAATATATTGGCGGGGAGCTGGAAGCCGCCAGAAAAGGGCTTGGAGAGCTTGGATATGAGGCCGCTGGACCTGTGGGGGGCGCCATTGCTGAAGCCGCACCAGAGGCGATCATGTCCTATTTTGGTATCAAGGGATTGCGAACTATCCCGCCAGGCACTCGTTTACTTGATGAGGCCGGCCAGCCTACCAAGGCGCTGCGTAAGGCGCTCGATAAGCAAGGGCTTGTCTATGATGAATTAACCCCTGAAGCCAAGGCCGCTATCCCGCCAATTGCGGATTCAAGTCTTGGGTTAGGCGCTAATGTGCCTAAAGGTGTGTCCGAGGAAGCATTAAAGGAACAAATCAAATCCGGCGGGCGCTCTGATGCGCTGGCGCCGTTGCGTGTAAGTGGTGATAAGGTTGTTATTGATAAGATTGGCAAGGAATCAGTACGACAGGGGATAGAGCCTGGCGTTGTTCAAATGGTAAAAACCGCGACACCAGAAACTAAAGTGCGTATGGCCCAAATGCTTAACCGCATGCGCGCTATCAAGAAAAGCGCCAGGGAAGCCAGGAACCGGCCATCTGATATTGTTGGTGATTCTTTAACGACACGGATCAAATTTATCCGCGATAAGGCCGATACTGCCCGCAAAAAACTGGATGAAATTGCTAGGATTAAGTTAAAAGGCAAACAAATTGATACCGGCAGGATCACGAATACGCTTGAATCCTCATTAAATGATCTTGATGTGCAGCTTGATTATTCTGGCGGCATACCAAAGCCTGTTTATGAAGGCTCGTTAATCTCAAAGGATAAAACATCACAACGGATCATTAATGATTTGATTGATTTAATGGCAGAGAAACAGGTGCCGGATGCCTTGCGCGCTCATAAATTAAAGCGCCAGCTTGATATTCTGATCGATTTTAATAAGAAATCCGCTGAAGGTTTAACGGATGCCGGCAAAAAAGTGCTGAAAAGTGTACGGCATGAACTAAACCAATCAATCCGCGCTGTGGATAAAGATTATGCCAATGTCAATGATACATTATCCCAGTCCCTGGATGCCTTTGATCAGCTTGATAATGCAGTAGGCACCATTGATATATTTGGCGAGAGATCGGACGCGGCATTAGGTACGCGCTTGAGAACCTTAACAAGTAATTACACCAGCCGGCAGAAACTGGAAAACGCACTTGATGCCATTGATAATACAGTGAAAAATCTAGGTGGCACATTTAATGATGATCTTTATGATCTGAATATGTTTGCGAATGAACTGGATAGGCGTTTTGGGGCCGTGGCAAAAACCTCATTAGCCGGGCAGGTCGAACAGGCCACAGCTCGCGCAGTACGTGAAGGCCCAACTAGATCAATGTGGGAAAAAGGCGCCGAAGTTGCAGGAAAAGCTGCAGAAAAAGCCAGAGGCATTAATGATTTCAATGCGTTTGAGTCCCTTGACGCATTA